TACCATCCTAACATCTTCGATAGCCGAGCCCCGGCGATGCCGACCAAGAAAGAAATCATTGCCGCCAGGCTCCCGATCACGGCCATAGCTCCTTTGACACGGCCTTTGGCCTCTGAGATAGTCTTGTTGATTTCTCCAAATCGATCTGAGTCTTCCTGGGCATGAGCAGTAAAGGCCACACGGATTTCCTTCAATTCACTCATGGCCTCGACCTGGAACTGTTGATTCTCTTGTGCCATTGCCTGTAACTGACCAAGTAAAAAGTCATTGGATCGAGTACCTGACTTTGATCTTGCCATTTGACCTCCTATGACCCCCTATATATCCCTCTGGTGTATCCAGTAAATCGCCTCCGGGTTATTCGTTGTGACTTTCGCCTTTGGACTACATGGGCACACAGAATGCGTCACATGGACGAAATCTTTTGGACTCCCAGGCTCCGGCACGATGTGATAAATGTCGGCCTGCGTCATAATCAACTGTGGCGGCATGTTCAGTCAGTTTCATAAATAATGTCGTCAGAATCCCCCTCGATAAAAAAGGCCCCGTCTTCGATCTGTTTGGTTCTGACATTCCCACACTCGCAAGAACCCCCCATCCTGAAGGTTCTCCCACAGTTTTTACAGTGCATCCAAATCGGTTTTGATTTGTCGATGATATTTGCCACGACTATCTCCTGAGTTGATCCATTATTGATGGAAGTTGTTCTTCTCCCCCGGCCTCTCTGGCCCCCATAATACCTCTGACTGGGCCAGCAGCAAGTCCAGACAAGAAGTTGAACAGGTCGATGTACTGTCTCCTGACTTTTTCTCCTGTACCGGGTTCTTCAGCCCCCACGGCTCCCGCCGGTGCGGCTGCGAATAATTTCCCCGAATACTTTCCAAACATCGAAGACTCCGGTACGACTACACGCTTACCACGTTTCTGAAGCATTTCAATCATCCTGCCTACGTTGGCCTCGTTCATTCCCTGGAATCCTTCAAACGTGACGTAGTCAGGGAATTCATGTATCCGAAACTTTCCTGGCGGAACTTTTTCTGGATGAAATCCGCCTAGCATTCCTTGAGAGATTTGCCCTGTCTTGACATCTCCAAGACTTGGAGTCCTAGTCTGCCGTGTGACAGACTTTGGACTGGTTTCTATGACTGCACGTTCGTACATCGTTCCAAGGTTTGGAGTCTCAGGCGTGGCTTTTTTACCGAGAGACCTGAGAAAGTTCAGGGCTCCAGCCATCATTCTTGGATTCGGGACTGCCATTATTGTGCCCCTTGTGGTCTTTGTTCTTGCTGCATCTCTAGGAGCCGTTGAGCCTGGACTCCGTATTTCCCAAGTTCTGCCGCAGGAATAGGCGGCATTGCCTGTATCATTCTTGAGATGCCACTCAAGACTTCTCCTACGATTCTAGGACTCGCCATAGCAAGACTCGCAGCGATTGAAGGTTCTGCCACAGACAACCCTTTGACAAGGTATGTCAGTACACCTGTGGCCCCGATGATACCTAAGTGTGCAGGGACAGGAGATTTCATAGCGGCTCCTGCGACTTGAGCAGACAGGTCTCCCGCCGTGGCCTCGTCTAGTTTATTCAACATCGAACGCCGGAACTCTTGGTTGTTTCTCATGCTTGACAGCAACTTTTTGAGTGCGGTATCAGCCCCGGCCCTGGTACCGAGACTCAAGGCTTTTTGGATTTCGTTGATGTCTTCAGATACACGGGCATAGTTGGCAGTCATGGACTGGTATTCAGGGACATTCTTAGTCAAGACTCCTTTGACTGAGTCTTTGACAGCAGATACAATGACTCGGCTGTTTTTGTTCTCACTGTAGAAGTCGTCGAGACGCCGCTTGAGAGTATCGAGCATGATCGGGGTACGATCCCCAGGTTTTGATCCCCAGTCTTTGACCATTTCAACGATACGTTCTACATCCGCCTGGCCGGACTTATCGATTGTAGACCGGCTGAAGTCAAGAGTTCCCGGTTCTTTCCCAGGTTTGACGTTGAATACCTTGAGAGTTTCGTCCAGTTTGTTCCGAATCGGGGAAATGTCCAAAGATTGCTTTAACTTGCTTATTTCTGACAGCTTGCCTTGGTATTCGGCTCCACGTTCGTTTTTAATTGTCTGGAGGGCTGTCTGGGCTACTCCCAGGATTTCTTCCTCTCCTGTGACCCCTCTCATAGCCTTGACGAACTCTGGACTACCTTTCATGGCTTCCTGGACTGCCGCCCGGCCAGTGCCGGTCGTAAACCCAAGGGCTTCCTCCGCTGGCCTCCTTAAAGCCTTGGCGACTGTAATAGGAGCCTCAAGGGGGCTGATAGCCTCAGCAGTCCTACCGGCAATCTCAGCGACCCGTGGAGCCGCCCCGGTAGCTTTTATCGCACCGGCGGCAGGGGCTCCGACAGTAGACACGTCCAAAAGGAACCCGATAGGATCACGGTAGGCCGTTTCTTTGACGGCTTCCATGCTACCGTACCGCTCTTTCAGCATGTTGGCAAAAGCATCGAATATAGCCTCAGCCCCGGACGGTTTTTGAGGGAACCCCAGAGCCTCGAAGCCTTTTTCTGCGGCTCCTATAGGAATAGACAAAAGAGTCTTACCAGTCTCGACCGGGCGTGTGACCGCCCCTGCGACACCTTTAGCAAGACCTACAGCCGACTCAGGTATAGACTTCAGCAAGAACTCTCTGACAGACTTAGGTTGTGCAGGCTCAAGAGTCGGAGCCGCTAGAGCCCGGCCCGGAGGCGGGGTCTTGCTGAGATAATCGATAATGTCAGGCGATGAGTACCCAGATTTGAGAGCACTCTGGTAGTCAAACTCTCTTGTCTTGGACAGATGTTGGACTATTTCGTCGTCTGAGTATCCAGATTTCCTAGCTGATTCTACGTCAAAAGGCATAGTATTCCTCTAGTACGGTTTCTCAAAAGAACTCAGTGGAGGACGTTCCCCACCAGGGGCTAATCTAGGGCCGGGCTTTTTGGTCAATCCTGTGGCCAATTCTTCTTGGATACGATCAGATTCTTCCAACAGCCCCGCTCTCCTGTTTTCCATCTCTTGTCTCATCAAGTCCATCGAGACTTTTAACTGCTCCGGGGTAAAGGCTGCATCCAACAACCTTTTGGCTTCAGCACGGGCAGCGTCAGTGCTGGCACTGGCCCCGATGTTCCCGGTCATAACCTTAGCGTACTCTGCGGTCGTAGTGGCGACCAGATTGAACAACCCCTGGATGTCTGGATCACCGGCGATCCTTGTGCTTAACCACTGTTGATACTCGTTGTAAAGAGGTATTCCAGTCCTGGGAACCTTAGCGGCCTGTTTCTCGATCAAGTCAAACTGTTTCTTCACCGTGTTTTCAAAGCCGAGTATACCGGCAGTCTGTCGCTTGTTCCAAGCCAGGGCAGTTCTATTGGCCTGGAGTCCGGCTTGTTTGGCTGTCAATGCAGCCCCGGTCTGGCCTTCTTGTTTCAAAATTCCAGCGATCATATTATAGACCTGGGCCCTCTGACGACTCCCTGCGGTTCCCCATCCTGGTACGGCTTGAGCTATCGGAGTCCCGGCCAGGACTTGCTCTGCGGCGACTTGCATTGCTTCAGGTGTCAAGTCAAGCCCACGACTCAAGACTTCTTGACGTGCTTCCGTCTCTGCTCCTACTTTACCGGCAAGACGGCTGATGACATAGCTGTTGGCTTCGGCTCCTGTCAAACCTTTTTCTGCGGCTTCAGCTTGAAGACTCTCGTACATACTCCCCGCCGGTTTTTGAATCGCCTGTAATGCTGTCGTGGTAAACTCGGCTAGACCAGGAGATGTTTCAGGAGAGACAGCGACTTCTCTGAGTCTTTTAATTCTTTGCTCAGTCGGTAGTCCTGACAATTCAGATTGAAGCCTAGAGATTTCTAACGCTGCCGCAGCTTTTTGTCTGGAAGGAACAGCAGTAAGACCAGATTTAAGACCTTCCAATATTGCCTGACGTTCAAACTCTCTTTCTTTTCCTGCTTCCGTAGCTCTGCCTACAGCCCTGCCGTAAGTCGGGAGACCAGTCAACTCCAAAGCCCCGGACAAAAGAGGGACGACTACATTTTTTGCGACTCCGCCCGGAACTGATGTAATCATGTTCAGTATGGACTTGAGACGTTCTGGTATCGAGCCTGAAGGTGTCTCTGGAGTTTCAGCACGGATAGCACCTAGTATCCTGTTGTCTGAAGGCGGTGTAAGTCCTAGCTCTCCAGAGACAGACTGAAATCTGTCAGGTCGAGGCAATCCAGCACTGGCCGTAAGGTCTTCCAATCGGCGTCGTGTTTCTTCATCCAATAATCGTAATGCCATAATTTACCCCATCAATGTTGCTCCCCCAGTATATGGGGCGGCACCAAGTTTGGCGATATCCATTGCTCTGATATCAAAACCCAGTTCTTTGCCTTTGGTTGTCCCACTGACAGCCGTTGGCTGGCCGAGGATAAGTGACAGCAATCTTAGCAAGTCCTCTGTTCCTGCCTGTCGAGTCGCAGCTTCCGCTCCACGTCGAGTTATACCACGCTCAAACGCACGCTCTCCAAATGTCGTGGCGAGTTCTCCAAGTTTTCGAGTCTCGGCTTCCTGGGCCTCACCGGATGTCAAGAGCCCTCTCCTGGCATATCCTGGCCGCATACCTTGAAGAAGCCTGTTAGAAGCCTGTTGGTACAGACCCTCCTCGGTCGGGACTGCTTCGGCTCTCATACCACCGAGTATCCCGGCCTGTTCTTGGATTCGCTCTGTCAACGGTTTGTAATATTCTGCGGCTCCCGCCCACAGTGGGGTCGGTCTCGCCTCAGTAGTTTGAGTCGCTCTTTTCGCTGCGAAACCCATGTTAGTCTCCTTGGTAAGTGCTTTAATAAATGAATTTCTCTTGGTACATGCTTGCTACTTTTTTTATTCCAGGGAATGTCTCACTGACCAAGTCCCAAAACTTGTCGTTGGCCAGTTTGTGTATCCCGTATACAATCGGGACTCTGTTTTGCTGCAACCAATCCCTACCCTTAGATATCAGTTCGTGAGCAACACCAGAATCCCTGAACTTTTTCTTGACGTAGATCACGTCCACGAATCCAAACTCTGGGGGATATTCGTAAGGATGGAGCCCGATGCTTACGACTACCATCCCGGCCTCCTCGGTATCGACCTCTGCGACAAGAACAAGTTTTTTGGTCGAGTCAGAGGTCGCAAGCCAACGCACAAATCCTTTGGCTGATTCTTCTTTGTTCTCAGCAGGAGTTACCGCCTTATAGGCTTCATAAGCCAAAGGGAGATCAGATTTAAGACCGTACCGAATTTTAATCATTATGGCTCTTTCATCTTTCTGTCTTCCGGGATGAGATACTGGACTTCAAACTTGATTATGTCCAATCTTACCCCGGTCAACTGTTGGACTTTGACCCTGGCAAATCTACCAGACAATGACGCACCGTTTTCTCCGGTGATCGGAATTTTGACGTTGTGACCTTTATCGATTGCTGAAACAAACAACCCGAAACTTACTGGCGTACCGATCTGGACTCCTTCAGAGTATCGTGTGACTGTGACTGCATTGCCGCTGACGTTCGATTCTCTTGCTATCCTGAGATTTAAGAGGTCATAGGATTTGTTGTCAAACTCAGGTTCGACATTCAGTGGTATGTCCAACTCTGCGGTAAACGTGTCGCCTGCGGCATCTACAAATCCAGTCGCCCTCTGAGTCTTTTCTCTGAAGTGAGTTCCAAATCCACCAATGACCTCGAACACACGGAGTTCACCATTCTCAAGGACTAACGGAGATTGCTTGACACCCCTTTGATGCACGCCGTACCAGATGATGACTTGTTCCTCAAGAAATCTCCTGATGTCTCCCCAGACTTCGACGATGTCTCCATCACGTTTTAAGAACAGCTTATAGAAACCATCATGGAACACCGCCGTACTCAGTTGGACGTCCTGAAGGTTACCGTCGTTCAGAATCCCATACAGGGCTTGCCCTATATCTACGGGCTCCCCGGCAGTTCCCAGTCTCAAAGCGTAAACACTGAAACGTCCGCCCTTGATGCCGAGGAATAATGTTCCGGCATCAGTATTTTTTGGAGTCATCGGTGAGATACATCCTACGCTCTGGGACACGGCGTCTTTTGAACTACTCGGATCAGCCGGGTCTCCAGACAGTTTGACTAGCCCACCACGTTTGGCAAAGACCAGTTCTGCTACAATCGTCTGAGCCGATGAGGTCGGAGAGTTTATAAACATTGCCGTCACAGACCCAGGAACCTCATCGATGTTCAGCTTGTTATTCGTAGGAAATTCGACATCCAACGAGTCAGAATAACTGACAATGTTTGAGTCCAAACCGACGACGAACAACCGACCGAGATATGTCTGGATCAGCCGAGCCGTAGGCGGTGGAGTCGTAGCGGGCATGTTTACTCTTGTGGTCGCCCCAGTTATGACTTGGATCGGGTCATCACCATTGGCGACATACCGCTGACCAAGATAAAACGTCGAAGACCAAATTCCGCTCAATAAAGTGCTGTCTTCGCCGGAGCCTAGTGCGGGGCCTGTGACATCAGCACTGTCAGTCAGGTTCCTAATCTTTCCAACACCTGAATTGTCGTACATCCCGATCATAAGTTTCTCGACCGAGGAAAACGTGTCGGCCCAGGACACCGTAATCGCCCCTTCAGCCCCAGACACAGTACCGAGATCGTCTAGTCCAGGTATCCTTGAGACTCTGTTGTCCGGGTAGACAGCCATTCCAGCACAAGATATAGTTCCCCCCAGAGGCACGTTGACTTCGTCTCGCCCGGTCACCAGACCCAAAAACTTATCAATTGTCAGGTTTTGAGTTTGCATTATGCACTTGCTATAGTGGTTACTGTTCCGCTACTTCCTCGGTATTTTAACGCCCCACTTTCGACGTACAATATACCGCCGCCAGTAGGATTGCTGGCTGGAGCAGTTGAATCCGAGAGAAACAGGACTCTTGCGCCGCCGCCAAAACTTGATCCATTGAAACCAAAATTGCCGTCCTCATCAACTATGAGGTAGTCCGTTACTCCAAGCGTAGAGGCGAATGCCAGCTTGAATTTGTCGGAGTCGCTGTTGTCTAGTCCAAGAGACCAGAAATTTACACCGTTGTACAACTGGAGAATAGGATCACCACCGCTTGCTCCGCCAGTTTGGGCTAAAAGAATGGCGTTAGATGCACCATTCGTGTTGTCCATATTTCGGACGGCGATCCGAGTAGTCAATCCGACATTTGTTGGAAGTATATCAAGAGCATAGCTTGGAGCCCCGCCAATCCCGATCAATCCGGCGGGTGTGATCGTGACATAGTCATTTGTGCCGAGAGTAGCTGCTCCTGAAATTTTGAAATTATCTGAATCACTGTTGTCTATCCCCAAACTCCAGAATGTTACACCACCTACTTGAAATGTTATGAGTGGATCACCACCACCTGAACCGCCAGACCTAATATTCAATAAGGCATGACTGGTCACGTCTGTACTTCGTGCGTTGTAAATCCGTGCGCCCCATGTGCCGCCGGTATCTCTAGCGACATCGAGTTTTACGGTCGGGGTGAATGTGTCACCAAAATTGAAGAAACCAGTCGTTGTGTCAAATATGAACCCGGATGTTGCACTGGGGCCATAACCAAAGGCCCAAAGACCAGTCGTAGGGACATATTGCAGCTTTAATTTGACGGTAGCACTGGAATCTAAGTACGTCAAAAAGTCTTGAGTGCTGGTCGCTCCGGTATTCTTTGATAAAAATGCAACTCCACCACCTTGTTCCACATGAATCCTAGCACCTGGCGATGTCACTCCAAAGCCAAAATTACCGGCGGAATCTACGGTAAGAACATCAGACGATCCAAGAGTGACAAACCGTGACAGCTTAAACTTGTCACCATCACTGTTGTCTAAACCAAATGACCAATATACGACTCCGTTGTAAAGCCTGATGTAAGGATCACCACCATTCGCACCCCCGGTGTCTAGGGCAAGTCGAGCATGAGAATCGTTGTCTGTGTTGTCAGAATGGCGACCATAGATCGTCATAAGAGCCCCAGGAGTAGAATGCTCGGCATGTATCCTGGTAGCGACTGATGGGTTTGAGGTACCTACCCCAAGAGGCCCATCCACAAAATAACTTCCGCCGTCGGCCCTGAGTTTGATCTTCAAAACTCCGGCGGAGTACAACTGCATAACCGACCCGTCACCGCCGGTCGAGGAGGCACCCATTGTAAGAAGCAGAGAATTTAATATCCCAGACCGCAGGGCAAAAGAGTCGTTTTCCGTAGCCTTCATGCGGATGGTAAACAAATGTGTCGGAGAGGACTCGTTGATCCCAGTAAGCCCGGCGGTGTCAATGGTCAATCGGTTGACACTGGCGAAGTGATCGTAGATATGAAATTTATTGCTGTCATTGCCCTGGACACGAAGCGTCACTCCCTGCGTATTATTCGTGATCCTTACCTGGGGAGTGCTAGTATCATTGTTCGATTTGACTACGATACCATCGACCGCCAAGGCACCGATGTTGACTGTCAAACGGTGGTCTATGGAGGCAGTCCCAATAGCCAATCCTTTAACGATATCGTTCCAGAAAAAGTTGCTATTATCCTCGGCAATCGCAGAGGCCCCTCGAAACAGGACAGAACCAACAGTAAAGTCAGTTTCTTTCTGGTACTGAGGATGGTCGTCTGCGGACAAACTGAGAAGATCAGCGTGAGTCACCTTTAGCGTGCCATCACTGAGTTTGTGGGCATGAGCCGAATAGACGCCAGTAAGATTGTCAATTTCAAGTTCTAGTGCGTCTACTTCTACCTGAAGTGCATCAATATCGATTTGCAGCGGACTCGGATTGACGCCTACCAGAGTACCATCGTCTAGGTCTATCCACACTGTACTCATCAATACACCCTGTCTGAGAATTCAGTCCCCGTTCGTGGCGGGAACGGTGTTCGATTTCTGTTCTCTTTTCTGTCGGTCAGGTACTTAACTTCCGCTACGACTTTATCAAACTTCCGTTGCCAATAAAGGATTTTGTTGATGTCTTCTTTTTCTAGGAACATTTGCCCCCAGTAATACGTCAGTGGTATTAGATAATGTCTGAATCGCTCCTCGATTGATGGAAGGTCTGTCCCAAACAAAATATCAGTAGGACGGCGATAGTAACTCATTTGCAACTTAGTGTCGGCCTTGTTAATCGCCGGGTAAGTAAGTATCCTGAACTTCCTGATGAGATAATACAAAGGCTCGCCAGGAGTCGGAACAGAGACATTGAGACGTGGTTCTATTCCAGCTTCCTCGTAATAGCTCCGGGGCAACGGGTCAAGATTTCGGCCCACAGATGGTGTTACCGTGTCATCAAGCCAGTACATCTTTTCTTCCCGTGTAAAGTCTATTGGGAGATCGTAGAACCAAACCCCGTTGAGCATCGTGGTCTGTACTGTCCGACGAAGTTCCGGGAATCCGACTTTGTCGGTCAATTCTCTCTGGGCAAAGTTTACCCATTGAGTGATTTCGTCATTGAGATCATCCCTACGCAAGAGTTTTGCTACCCTGGTTACCAAGGCGTTCAAGTCCAGCGTCAGACTTTGACTTTCGATTGTCGTTGTTACTCCAATGACTATACTCATATACCCTCTAAGTTCCTACTAAGTTCCTACCAGACGTATGCTTGCCAAGCAATAAGCCACAGGTGACGAACTGAACAGGTCGGAGGAGGCTTGGTCTCCATAAGCCATGACCTGGACTTCGACGTATTCACCGGCACTGAGAAAGAGTTCTTCGGAATGAACAATTCCAGATATTTCCCCATCGTTCCCGATCATAACACCGCCGGATCGAGTCAAATTACTTGAGCCATTCTTGCGGAACCGTATGTGGGCCGACTCACTACTTAGACCCCCTCCTGGCCCCGCAGACTGTGACTTCCGGCCAAAGACTGCCGTAAAATGATACTGGCCGGTTATAGGAGCCGTCAAACGACTGGTGTTGACAGACGTGTCGTGACAAGGCCCAGAATCGTATGATTCACCGTCGAACAGTACAGTTACAAAAGTGCCTAGACTGAGTCCGGTTATAGGGGTGCTGCGATAGACTTTGGCCCCGATGTCGCTGAAACCGACAAAATTCGGTATTGCGACTTGGCCAGCCGAATCAATTGTCATTGCGGCTATACCGCTTGACGAGTAAAGTATGAAGTCCCCGGTATCACGCCCAAATCCTGGACGAATAAAGCTATAGACTCCGCTGTCACCAAGTTTCAATCCTACAGGTGATGCTCCACCAGTCACCCTGACGACAACGTCACCCCGGAACTCAAAGACTGTGTTGCTTATTATTGTGGCCCTGGCCAGAGCCCTCTCTACGCCGCCAGCTTGGATTCTGAAGTCATGGTTTGATGTCGTTCCGACTCTACCAAGAAGATTATCAGACATCAAAACAAGAGTAACCGAACTCGTTGTGTCAGTGATAGTCAGCTTTGGGTCTGTAGCATGAGTGATCGTCTGATTGTCTGTAAAGACGTTGGCTTCGTCTTCATAGGCCAGGGCGACTGGAAGTTTTGACCGTGTAGTGATCCCGCTGGCTGCGATCTTGATATCAGTGATCGACAGGTCTACGATCTTGGCACCTGTGACAGAGTTGTCAGGAAGGGCTCCCGTGACATCAATATCCGTAAAGTCGGTGTTGTCGAACGTGACTCCCGACTTAGAAAAGACGATGTCGTATGCGGCTGTCGTACTTGCCCAGAACTCATACGAGCCGTCAGACTCGTTTGTAAATGGGTTCACTAGGACAGTCTCAGCCCGGTCGGATGCTAGAGTCGCAGGAGTCAGAGTCCCCTCAAGATAAACTGTGACTGTGACTCCTGAGATAGCATTTCCGTACTGGTCTACGATAGCCCCACGATATGATCCGAATGCCATGACCTACCTCAGCGTTTACTTCGTAGCTTCCCTAATACAGACATACGTTGAAACTTCTTCTTGCCGTATTTCTTACGACCAATCCATGAAGTTAAAGCCCCCGGAGTTTCTACATCGGGCCGACGGGCCAGTTTTCCTCTGAGTGCAGCAAAACGACCGCCCCCTCCGGGCCTCATTGACTTTGCCATCTTGACCTCCTCACATACCTCTCATTCTTTTCAAAAGACCTTTGTTTTTGACTTTGGCGGCCAGACTTCCGGGGCCTCCTTTGGATTTCCTCAAGTTCTTGAAAAACTCGACCTGCTTCAATCGATGTTCCGCTCCGGTTTTGGACATAGGCTGTTTACTCATTCTCCTGCCGGTATGACTGAAGACTCCGTAGCCGCCTTTTACTGGTCTAATCATGTTAAACTCCTACACCCGTAAGTCCCATCGTTCTTAATCCTGCTATTGGGCCAGTAATAAATTCAGTATAAGAAAAGCCGTCAAGACGCCACAGCGTTCGAGTGTTGTTCCCGACTTCAGCAATTTCTCCAATACACAATCCGGCACGACCTACTTGAGTAATGGCGTTGTCTGCACTTGATACCCTCTCAACCCCGTTCTCATAACCTTTTTTGGTAGCTGTTCTTATTTCCAACTTAAAAACGTCGTTGACATTCAACGTCCCTGCGAATGAAGCCAGTTGAGTCGATACCCCGGCAACTCGCTTCCATAACTCAAAAGACCCTGTGCCGCCGATATTGAACTCATAAAGATTGTCACGACTTCCGGCGTCACCCCGCCCGATCAAACCAACTGTATGATTGGCCGAGCTACTGTCTATGGCGGTTATCGTAAACTGAACATCATATTGATCGACAGTGGGATTCGGCTGGAGAGATAAATACATTCCCGAATCGGCACGGTCTCCACTGGCCTTTGCAGCATCATCGGCCCCGTCTACTTGAGCAACAAGGGCTCCGATATTAACAGTCGCTTCAAGTGTCCATCCCGTCCCGGCATTCGCTCCTGTCGGAGTGTGTGCTGTGAGACTGACTGTACTGGCCTCTGTAAAATCATCGGCTCGTATCGCCATTTATAATCCTACCCATGTTCCTTTTGGTTGAAATTCCGGCATCACTTTCTTTCCAACACGTTCCAGCCATCTCCAAATAGGTGCGTTTTCAGGCAAATCAGAGAAATCAATTCCACGATTTGTCATCTCGGTTTTCAATTGCAGTCTACGTTCTATTGGTAACATATCCTGATTTAGACTCAGATTTTGGTCATCACCTGTTAAAGTTATGCACTCTGGGTCGGTATCTATTGCAGAGAAATCCACGCCCCGTACAAATGACAAAGCCCACTCCGACTCACCAATTGCAGACGAGTGGTCGTAGACATTCCGTTTTTGAAACGGAACACCAAAGTCATCGACGTAGTCTCGCAATGGAGTTCCTGGGTCTTCGATGGTAACGACTTTGGGCATTCGCATACCATCGACCGTCACAACCGGATTTATGATCCACCGTGCATTTCTAGGCATTTTTTACGATGTCGCTACATAGTAAACTACTGTGTAGTCAACATCCCCCGTACCACTCAGATTGGCAACCAAAGCCGTATTCGCAGGCAGCTTCCAGGCTGGATCGAATGGCAATACATGACCCCCACCATCCGCTGCCAAGGCTCCTCCGCCACGAATCGTCCCGGCTGCACCTTCCCTTACCAATGCTCTGATTTTTGCCGTTCCGAAATTGTTTACCATGAGTCCTGTGACATAGATACTGTTCCCCGCTCCCGGTGCAGCGACCAGTGTAGTATCACCGGATGCAGTCACATTGACTCGATTCGGCCCGTGTGTAGTACCGGCAAGTTCTGGAAGGCGTCCTTGGAAGTAAAGACCTTTGGAAGTTCCTTTGACACGATCCCAAGTGCTGCCATTCCAATTCATCAAAAATGAACCAACACCGGGAACAGTGGGATTCGCAGCGGCATCAGCCAACGCAACAGCAGCGGGTAATTCAGTATCGACAGACCCCCCGCTTATGGCTACAGTTCCATCAATCGTTAAACTTCCGCCCCCATCGTCTACAGTTAGCGATCCGCCATTGTCATCAACAGATACGGGCTCACTCAAAACTACAGCGGGTGAAGTAAGAACGTCTACCTGAAGTCTTCCACCGTTCGCTACTTTTACTCTGTCCCAATCTGAACCATCCCATCCTAACACAAATGCTCCGACGTTGGATGTCATGGGATTGGTGGTATTGTCGCCTAGTACGACGGCGTTACTCGACGGCACTATGGTTATCGACATTTTTTTCTCCTTACTCTGTTGCTTCCATGTAGGCGGAAATAGTCCCGCCGCCAGTAGCATCGGTTACAGCCACTCTTAGCCATTTAAGCGGAGTATCACTGTCAATCAGCGAATCGGCTGTTATGCTTGCCAAGACAATTCCGCCGGTCGCTGCGGGCTGAGTCGGTTCATTGGAGCCGAAGGCTTTGACAATGTCTCCAGCCAACATACCCAGGACGTGTACACTGAATCGCCGGAATCGTTCAAACGATATCCAGTGACCGTTAGTCACCCCGCTTTGACTCAAAAGGAACGGATGGTTTAAATGATATCTTTCAGCCATGACTTTCTCCTGTTATTAGTTCTTAGGAGGGCCGAAGCCCCCCGTGTTTATAACGTGTCTCCGTCAGTTGGTGTCGTGCTCTTTGAACGTGCGGTGACGATTGTGTAATTCTCCGCACCGGCATTGATTGGTGCCGCCGTGGCATTCACAAAAGTCACTGAAATTGTGTCAGTCGCTTTGACACGAACATTGACAATTCCAAGCCCGGCACTCGCCGTCGGCTTAGAAAACGCCAATATGATGTCCTGAACAGTCACACCCGATACAGTGAAATCCTGTTCAACAGTCGTGTTCGCCGCAACTTCGGCTGGATTCAGCGATTTGACGTAGACCTTGAGGTCTGCGTAAAGCATGTTGTTCTCCTTATCCCCGCCCCGTGGGATCACCACGGGACGGGTTTGTTAGGTGCCTATAGGTTATTGCCTCGTTCTACCCGATTAGTTGTCGGTGTAGATTATCACGAAGCAAGTGTTTCCACGGAATGAGTTTGAACCGTAGAGCAAATCCCCGGAGAGCAACCACGACTTCCTGCGAGGAACATAGTTGAACTCAAGGTCTTGTTCTGCGGGTTTGGCAAGCCACACGCATTCCTTGTGAAGCAGGAACCCGTTCCGGTAGAAGTTGGGGGAAGAACCTAGTTGTGTCAGGATCGAACTGAACTTTGTGGGCATCCCGTAGATGTTGATGACTCGGCCAGTCTGGATCGGGGTATTCTGCATACCCATTGCGTCATACCGGCTGAATCTGTCGATCAATAGGGCAGCGGCCCTCTGATCGGGGTAGAAGTGGAGGCTCCGGTCTTCCTCTGGGATATCGAAACCGTCCAGGACGGCCATTGCCGAAGTGATGTATGCGTCAGTCACATCGGTTGCGGCAGCATCGATGGTTCCTACCGTGTTGGGGGAGGCAATACCTTCGATGGTTGCGATCACGTCCAGGTTCATTCTCTTGGCAAGCGCAAACCCGATCTTCTTGGTGTACGGAGCCCGGAGATCATACTTGGACAGGTTGTTGACCAGGTGCTTTTGGATATACACGCTGGCGTGTTTCTTTTTGTTGAGAGTGACAGTCGCCTCTCCTTCAGTGTTCGCCTCGCCTACGATATCGGCATTATCCGTGATATCCTGGGCTTGAACATCAGACACTTTAGGACGATGAAGAACATCACCCTTTGAGTTCCCTTTGCCTACCTCATTGGTGACCAGAACTGCGTCGGCCACGGTGAGTTTGGCCTCGAAACTCACTTGGACTTCGTCGCTCCAGATTTCCTGGACGTAGACTGCGTGAGTTGTTGATGTAAAATCAGCCATTGGAGTTCCCTACCTTTACACTGTCTTACGCATCGACCCGGCCTTCTCTCCAGGCTTTCTCGTATTCAGGATACAAAGTCCCATACTGTTGAGGATTGGTCAAACTCAGAGACTTCATTGCACTCCGGCTGAATCTGACACCCGCATAATTCGGTTTCGCTCCAGTTGGAGTTTCGACATGCGGTGAAACAGGTGGAGTCGTTGAAGCCTGAGCCTTGATCCCGACACGCTCTTTGTAGAGTTTGATTAGATAATCAGACCCATCAAAGGTTTTGTCAAGTTCTCGGACTGTTTCTGGTTGAGCATCATACCACTCAAAGAAACCCACCTTGAACTTGTCATCCTTGAATTCAGGATGAGCCGATACTATGGCGACAGTGTTGAGTTGTTGTTGAACAGGCTCCGATACACGGCCCAGTACATCAGATATGAAGCCTTCAGGATCAGTCACGAACTGTTTCAATTGCTGTTCTGTGACTTGCTCCGGGCTGCCTGCCGGTGCAATGGGTTTAGTGGATGAAAGAGCCTCAATTGTTTTTCCTTGTTTCTGAAGTTCTGACTCCATGCTTCGGAGGCGTCTCTCTGAATCGAGGTACGCTTGTCCTACTTTACCGGAATCCAGTTTACCATCAGAAGCAAACTTTTCCAATCCTTGCGGAATTGAGGCGGGAGCCGTAAACGGTTGTGCGCCTGTTCCTATAGGTTGAGGAGCCGGGGTTACCGGCTGTGCTCCAGGTGTCCCTTGCGGGGCCTGATTTTGTGGATCAGCCATCGATTGTCTCCTTGGTTGTCACCCGTTGAAGGTGAGCCTTTAAGTTTATGAGTTGCCTAAGAACTTGAGCCTTGCCTCGTAATTCAAAGAGGTTAAAGGCCGCCGGTTCTGCACTACACGACTCTAGTTCGATCTGAACCAGAGTCAGTTTATCCTTGAGGTAGTCTTCGAGATCGTCCCATTCTTTGACGGACATCAAATACTTGACACCCTCAAGAGTAATCTTTTTGTCTCTCCGACCAGGTCTAGCGTGGAAGTCCTTGTAGGACTCCTTCGATAGTTGCTGGCGGGGCTCCTGCTCCTGGCTGTCCGCCTTCAGGGAGAGTAAGTCCTTGCCCTGGGACTTGCGGCATAGCCGGAGTAGTAGGTTGCTTAGGAATAATTTTATCGGCATTTCGCCATCCTAAGTTCGTTATGATAGTGTGAAGAAGTTCACGTCTGCCATCCATCCCGGTGATCTGGAGATCGATTGGATTATTTGTCGCCGTAGCGAACTGTACCATTTGTGACGTTTCGATCTCTTTCATTCCGAGGCCCTGGACACCCATTGGGATAAAGTCTACATCCATTGCCATTTTGTCCAAGGCGACTTGCCGGTACACCGGGGCCATAGGTTCGTCTGTCAACAAAATCAGGAACTCGTTGGGCATATATGACAACGCCATTTTGTAGATCAGCCTGGCGGAATCTCCGATCAAGTTCAACTCGATCTGTGAAGAAATGTCTCGGATGAATTTGCTTGCCGCCTGATAAACAGTGGCGATCCCTCCTGCCGTTCTGTTAGACCCGTAGCTCTCTGTTCCCTGGACGTACTTGACGATCCCTGATTGTTCTTCGATCATCCTCTCGAACTCTTTGGCTTCGAGATAAGCGTTCTGGGTGATGTCCGGGACATTCAAGGCCATCAGCTTTTGTCTGATGTCCCCCATTCCCTCCTTGAATCGGATGACCCAGTTCTGCTTGAACTTCAAGTCGTCCGGGTCTTCGATTGCATCCATGACGACACCGATAATCTGTTGAATCGCTGTCGCTTTGTTATCAAGCCTGGTATTGATCGTGACATTAAGTGCTGTCTGAGGGCCTTGGACGTTTTCAGGAATTCCTCGTCCGCTTGGGCCTTCTCCGGTGTCTTCCCAAATATCTCTGACAAACGGAATGAAATGACCGGGATTACTGTTTCTCCTGGCCAAGAGGTAGTCTTCAGGCTTTCCCCCTGTACCAATCATAAGACAGTACGCAGGGACTTCCCATTCTTCCGGTGCAGCTTCGATGCCGACACTCTTGGCCTCGTCAGGAGGAAGTTTACCCCAGAACTCGAACAACTGGAGGTCTCCCCGCTTAATCGGGTTCAGCCCGATGATACTCCGGCGAAGGTCTCTACCATCCGCTGGCGACTGCTTCGTGTACTTAGAAATGTCTATGTTTCGGAACAATCCCCGGTCGATCTTGAACTTGACATAATGCTCACTTCTAAAAACACGATGAAACAGTCCCCGGCCCCAGTCCGTATGATCGTTGACAGCTTGATCGTCCCAGATGTCATAGATATCAACCGTGTCCCATTTCACAAACGGAAGTTCAGACACAACGACTTTCCGCTCAAATCCCAGTGGAGTCTTATCTAGTTCAGACAGCGTCGGCTCGATACCGATGTTCGTGTGTTGGACTTTGTCCATAAAGACTTTGGCGAAAGTCGTCCCGTAGATAGCACACTGGGTCACATATTTCCGGGCCTTGATCTGGAACCGAGACATCGTCATAAAAAACCAGACGACCTGTTGGATCAGCTTCGAGACTTCTTCGTTAAGGTTTGTTCCAAATCCGATGACCGTAAAAGGTGGAGTACGTTGGAACAGTATCGACATCACGTTGCTGACTGCCGTGACGATGACGTTCTTTGTCTGGTTGACGAACAACCGGGACTTGAAGTCTTCTTCTACTTTTTTACCGTGGGTTCCATCTTCAGCCGCACGGCCTTTGTGTCCGAAGAACACTCCCCTGAACGCAGCCGACCAACGGTTCCATGCGGGCTCCCGCTGACGCCGCTCTTTGTCGTACTCCTCGAACAATTCCATCAGGTACTTCATAGCCAACGGCTT